CTGGCTTCCAGGGCCTAATTACTGACACTCAACTGGAGGGTACATATCGTAGCACCTCTTCCGTTACCTCACAGCGTCTCCAGGGTCTAAAAATTGATACTTAATTCCTGACCAAGAAATTAAAGAAATAATGAACACCTAATGCCAACAGAAACCCAAACCTCCTCTGTAACAGATGAAGGAGGGTGTGGATGAAAAGTGGGAACATGCTTCCGGAGGAGAAAACCTCTAGGAAGGCAATTCCCACTGTGGCCGCCCACCCAAGCCACAATCTTGACAACTCTTCCAACAGCGGTGAAAGAAAATCTTCCACCCGCAACTTGACCGACCCGCTCTCTGCTATCCAACGTTCTCCCTCGTGATTTGAGAAATCCAATACATTCTCACCCGTGTCCTTGGTGTATCCACGCTCAAACAACTCATCGACGAGAACACAAGGAAAGGAATCCAACGTGACTCCGATTGCCCAATCTCTCAACTTACAATATTCTTCAGGTGTGAAACCATAGCACAACATGAAATCATCCTCAGCTTGTTCTGACACTTGATGCACGGTGGCTGATGTGATTCTTTCCTGATAACTGTCATACTCAAACTTGGCTTTCACTCCCTTACGATAGCCGTCATTTATGATAGCACGAAACATTTGTCCCAAAACTGGAACATGTCCCGCTATTGGCAACATAGAAACAGCTGTTCCTAAAAGCAATCTCTTATGAACTTTTTCAGAATGATTGTGCAAGTTAAGACCAAACTTGGCAAGTGTCCTAAAGGGCTTGACACCCCACTTCAAGCCCCCTGGAATACTGTAAAACTTCCCAGAACAATACTCTAGATCCTGGTATTTATCTCTCCGAAAAATTTTTACTTTCATTCCTAGTCTCTGGTATCTGGCCACCCAAGACACCATATCATCCTCTTTCACCGCAAAGAAATTGTCATCACCCTTAGCAACCATTTTGATCTGACCGTCTACCAATGGAAAATCCCCCTGGCCCAAAACTACAAAAGTAGTGATCAAAATGTTCAACAACGTGTTGAAACAACTGGTCCACATGTCTCCAGACCTCCTTCCAAACATCGTGGAGAATTTAACTCCCCGGCACTTACCCCAAACTCTCTGCCAATGCCGCTTCAAAATTTTCCAATGCACATACAGCCTAGGACATATCTTTGATATGAAATACATCTCCAAACTCTTCATTTGTTCAGTTATGGAGCCGTCCCAATTGGACACATCACTTTCAAATACAGTCCCAAACTCAGCAAACATCGAAAGAACACAAGATCCTAACGCTACCGCATCCATGCCGTTATCATAGACAGTCGGACTTCCCTCATGGAAGACCGTCGCTAGATACTTTGAAACTGCATAGAAGAAGGGCCCAACCATCATTTGAAAATCAGGAACTCTGGCCTGGATGATTCTTGGCTTGAAAACCTTCCAAGTTTTACCAACATAAGCCTCCATTTTTACAAAGATATTGGACTGGTGGATCTTTTCTGACACCATTTTCCCTGACCATTCCTCCATTAACAACCTGACCCTCTTTGTCGGCAGATGGTCCAACCATTCAGAAAGTGTGTAGTCTTTCCAAAGTCCCAAACCTTTCACTCTTCTTTGAAGAAACAACTTCCCATACTCAAAAAGAGAGTCATTGTACTTCTCATCGACATCACGAGCAAAAAGAATTCTGATCTTCAGACCATGAACAATGTCATGAACACAACACTTCGGAACTACAAAGGGACCTCTTTCGATGAGAGTTCCGAAAGAAGTGATAAACTTGTTCGCTCCGCAAGGTTGTTCATAAGTAGGAGGGAGCTTCAACAAGGTGCCAGGCTGCAATGGAAGATTCGGATAATCACATTCCCTTGAACAAGTTCTGAGAACTTTGAGCACATTAGCTTGTCGCACATGAGGAGTTGAGTTCCACAAGCCATTCCACTTCAACGCAAATATAAGCAAGGGAACAAGAATGAGCAAGTCCGACACCAACATAAATGTGCCCCAAGTCTGTTGCCCATAACCGAATATCACATAAAGTGAATAAACGGCATAGGCAAATAAAATTGGTAGTACGAAATAATGCACTGCAATCGAAACGTGATAGTATTCTTTGAAAATCTCACACAACCAAGCCGGACAAGGTGAGTTGTTAAGCAATCGCAAAAAGAGAACGTAACGAACTCTTTCCTTTCGGGACATCCACTCATCTTGGTAAATCTCGCATTGCTCAAGAAAGCGCTCAGAACGGATGAACATATGACAGTCATAAAGAGCGTTAGGCCACAAGGGCACGTTGGCTCCAATATAGGCTGCTAACATTTCAGCCAAATGCTTAACATTCAACTGGCGATCATCCATTATGGCCATTTGGGCAACCGTATTTCCTCCCTTATCCAACCATTCTTCTCTCTTCCAATCTCTGGAAACTCTAGTGAGAATAGTTCCCGGCGGTGGTGGAATGATTAGGAAGAGTGGTCCAAACCGGGCCACAATCTGATCTTCATGGCAACGATAAGGAACAAAAGCTGGCAATCTTCCATCAGGATCCCCATCTTGAGGTGCTCTAACATTCACTGAATAAGAGGATGCTCCTTCATCATAAACCCAAGGGGTTTTTGTGAGAAAGAGTGACCACTCATCAGTTACTACCTTGAG